GGGCAGAGTCAGCAAGCACAGGGCATGCAGAGCATGCAAAACAACAAAAACTCTCTCCTGGCACTGGGCTTAAACACTCTGGGAGCTATCCAGCAGGGCGTTTACAATCGCATCCAGCAGGACGCGGCAATGTCCTACAACTCCGCAGAGGCAGCAGCTAACAGAGCATGGCAAGAGCGTATGAGTAACACAAGTTACCAAAGAGCCACAGAAGACATGAAGAAAGCAGGAATCAACCCGATACTAGCGGCACAGCAAGGCGGGGCAAGCACTCCAACGGGAGCACACGGAACAATCGGGCAGAGCAGCATAAGCGCGCCAAGCGTAGGGACACAGTCAGCCAGTATGCCGACAATCTCCGGCACAATGGCAAACTATAGCCGCCAAAAGGCCGAAAGCTGGTCATGGACAGACTCACACGGAGAGCAGCACAGCAGCGGTTACAACAGCTATCAGACGGACTTCCCGGACTTAACCGGATGGCTCAACCAAAACAACAACAGCGGCAAAAACACAGCAGCCGGAAGCGGCAAAAAAGACAAGGAAGGCTTCGGCGGCAGCAAAGGAGGCAGTTTTAAGTGAGCTGTGAAAGACCACTTATCAGAGTATACAACCCAAACGACCATAACATAACAGGGTCAATCATGACCCTAGAAAAATACAGGGAAAGAGCGCATAATCCAACAGCAACATACGAAAGCCTAACATATAGAAAAGACGTCATGCTGCTACCATGCGGCAAGTGTCTTGGATGCAGACTCAGACAACGACAAGACTGGGAAACCAGAATGTTGATGGAGTCAAAAACACTCACACCAGCATGGTTTTTTACTCTTACATGGAATCAAGAATATGTGCCGGGAATGATAAGAGCAACAGGCGAACTTATACGTGGAGCAGTACACCAGTGGACAACGGGAGACGCGCCAGAAGTTGTGCAAATCCTATTGCAAGAGGACATGGTACTTTTTAACAAGAGACTCCGAAAAAAGCAAGAAATGTCTGATAAATGGGGCACAGACCTCAGATATTTTTATTGCGGCGAATACGGCGAAACCACAGGCAGACCGCATCACCATGCAATCTATTATGGGTTAGAAATACCAGACCTCAAGAAAAAAAGAGGCAATAATCCATACTTTGAGAGCGAAACAATAGATAGAATCTGGGGAATGGGCAATGTGATAATTGCAGAGGCGTCACCGGAAACAATGGCGTATGTAGCGGGATATGTGACAAAAAAAGCCTACGGCAACGACGCAAAACGATACAATGAGCTAGGGCTACCAGCGCCTTACTGCTGCATGTCACGAAATCCGGGTCTAGGATACGACTACTACCAAGAACACAAAGAGCAAATGTACAAAGACGATGGGTTATACTTTAACGGCAAAAAAAGGCCCATTCCTAGGTACTTTGATAAGATGCAAGAAGTTGAGAATCCTAAAAGGCTATGGGAAGTCAAAGAAAAAAGACAGTCAAGCGCAATAAATGCACTTAAAGTAAAAATGTCAAACACAGACGTGACCATAGAACAGCAAGGGAAAATTAAAGAAAAGAACCTCAGAGAACGCTTTAGTAAAGCAAGAGGAATTCTCTAATGGTGTCGGTGGGCCTAATCCTATCAAGAAGAGGATTAGGCCCACTATTTATTTTCGCTTATTATATATAACTTGTTGTAGCCGTAGTAGTAGGGGGAGTGGAAAAGTTGAAAACCATAAATTTGAAACATAACATCGTAAAAAATAAGCATATTTCATTGTTGAAAGGTTTGTTGAAAACTTGTTGAAATGTTGAAACACTTTACCAGACTAAAATCTATTGCGTATAATGATGTTGAAAAGTATGTGGAAAATGTTGAAAAGCATGAGTTTTCCACAAACTGTTGAAAATCAGAATTAAAGGCAGCACGGCAGTCAGCCGGAAAGTCGCGTCATGCTCTTCGCACGGCGCACCGCGCCTACCGCATGACATTCAAGGCAAAATTCTTCTAACTTTTTTCAAAAAACTCTTGACAAAATAGAAAAAGTATGGTATAATGCAAACAGAAAGAGAGGTAAGGACCATGAAAGCAAAATCTTTAGGGCATCTGAGCATGAACGCAATCAGCAAGCTGTGCGACGGAGGAATCTACGACACCAAAAAATACAGATACATAGCTAACCAGTGCAACGGCGAGATATACCGCATCGAAAAGGACCTCCTGGGAACAGCGGAAGCACTCGACCCGGAAAACTGGATAAAGCAGTAAAGAGAGGTGAATTAAAATGGGAAAGCCTAGATTTACAAGAGAAGAGCTGAACTGCCTAGAAGCCGGACACGAAGTAGAAAAAAATAAATATACCTACCGAATCCACGGAAAATATATCAGCGACTCATGGCACTGGGTACTTCAGAGAGCCGAAGAAACTGATAAAGACTGGGAAGACTACGAAGTAATAAAAGAGGACAAAAATGTACAATAGAGCATATCACGAACTGTATAAAGGATACAGAGGACCGGAAACACCGGAAGAATGCGAATATTTTATCCGAAAGCTTTACAGACAGCTCAAAAGAACGTATACTGTAGAGGAGGCGAAAGCCATAATAGAAGAAATCTACAAATACAAAGGCCAAAAGGCAGAAATGGAGGTAAAACAATGGCAATCATCAGTGTGAAGGAAATCAAGAACGCCATCAAGATCATGATGGACATTCTCGAAAAACTAGACGAAATCTATCACGCACTACACGACAAGGAGGATAACAGCAATGGCAAAACGAACGAAGATGACCAGCAGTAAAGACAAAAAGATCTTTACTCAGACGGCAAAAAAGACCAAGGCCGTCAACGTCAGTCCGAAAAACATGAGAGGAGGCACCAGACTGTAATGCTGAAACGTTATTATACAATCTATGACAAAGTCGCCAAGACCTACAGCGGCCTGTTTGAGCAGCAGAACGACGCCGTCGCAAGCAGACTCTTCGAGAGCCAGCAGAAAAACAAGGACAGCTTCATCAGCGTCAAGCCAGAAGATTTCCGCCTGCACTACATCTGCACCATGGAGGATGGGACCGGCGAAATCATCGATAACACCAACATGTGCGTATGTGAGGGCAAACCAAATGAGTGAGTTTCGGAGCGCATACAGCGGACAGGTAAGGCATACGAGCCTGACCGGCAACGGCCGTGAACCTGAGTATGAGTACAAGGTAACGAACGAAGGCCGGGAGCTGGTAAAAACCGGAGAAACAGACGTCTATGCACTCATCCAGAGCCGTCTAGATGAAACCAAAATCGAAAACATCATCAAGCGGGCAACATACGACCCGACTGCACTAGGCAGTCAGGACTGGCAGACCAGCGAGACGATGACCGACATTTCGGAAGCGCCGACAAACTACCACGAGTGGTATGGGCGTATCAAAGACGCGGAAGCGGAGTTTGACAAGCTACCCATCGAAGTCAAAAACAAGTGGGACAACGATGTAGAAAAATACATCATGGCCTACGGAACCCAAGAGTGGGCAGACAAAATGGGCATAGCAAAAAAGAAAGCCGAAGCGGAAAAACCGGCTGAAAAAAGTGAGGTGAAAGAATGAACCGCAACAGTGAATACAACTTTGCACAGAATCCGCAGGTCGGAGTAAGCCGCAGCCGATTCCAGCGCAACAGCGACAACAAAACGACCTTCAATACGGGGGACCTCATCCCGATCTATCTAGATGAGGTGTTGCCGGGTGATACGCACCAAATCGACGTTGCCTGTGTCATGCGAATGGCGACACCCATCTTTCCTGTGATGGACAATGCATTCTGCGACTTTTACTTTTTCTTCGTCCCGAACCGGCTCCTGTGGGAACACTGGAAAGAGTTTATGGGCGAAAACAAGGAGACCGCATGGACACCTAAAACGGAGTACAGTGTGCCGCAGGTGACAGCACCAACCGGCGGATGGGCAGAAGGTACCCTTGCAGACTATCTGGGTCTGCCTACCAAAGTCGAGGGCATCAGCGTGAGCGCTCTGCCCGGCCGTGCATACGGCCTAATCTATAACGAGTGGTTTCGAAACCAAAACGTCACACAGCCGACGCTCGTAGAAGTGACGGATGCGACCACAACCGGCAAAAACGACGGCAGCGCTACCAACGACAGTGCTATCACGTTGGCAAAGCCTCTCAAAGCAGCGAAAGTGTTTGACTACTACACCGGAGCTTTGCCGGAGCCTCAGAAAGGCGAACCGATCACGTTACCGCTAACGGGCAGTGCAAAACTCGTCCTATACAAAGAAGCAGACTTGAAAACCAAGTACGACATCGAAGGGCAGTACACAAACACCACATGGACGAACCCGCACACATACACGGGACCGGAAGATTCTGGAGAAATCGGAACAAACATCAGCAATAAAGAAATCGCCAACGGCTGGTTAGGCGCAGACCTAAGCAGCGTTACCGCAGCAACCATCAACCAGCTGCGTCAAGCTTTCCAGATTCAGAAGTTGCTCGAAAAAGACGCACGAGGCGGCACGAGATACCGCGAGGTACTGCGCGAGCACTTCGGGGTGATCTCTCCTGACTCTCGTATGCAGATTCCGGAATATCTGGGCGGCTACAGACTGCCTATCAACGTATCTCAGGTTATCCAAACCTCTTCGAGCGACGGCACGAGTCCGCTGGGCAACACAGCGGCGCTGAGTGTTACCACGATGAACAAACCCATGTTTACCAAGTCCTTTACTGAGCATGGTTTCATTATGGGCCTGGCAGTCGTCCGTACCGACCAGACCTACCAGCAAGGTATCGAGCGGATGTGGAGCCGAAAAGGCCGGTATGATTATTACTGGCCGGTACTGGCAAACATCGGAGAGCAGGCCATCCTCAACAAAGAAATCTATGCACAGGGCGACGAGACAGACGAAGAAGCCTTCGGCTACCAAGAGGCTTGGGCGGATTATCGCTACAAGCCATCCAAAGTAACAGCACTTTTCCGGAGCAACGCAAAACAGAGTCTCGATGCATGGCACTATGCACAGGACTACGACGCATTGCCCACACTGAGCACGACGTGGATGGAGCAAAACGATAACGAAATGAAGCGGACTCTCGCGAGAAGTGACCAACCCGATTTTATCGCAGACTTTTACTTCATGAACAAAACAACGCGGTGTATGCCGGTCTACAGCATTCCCGGCCTCATCGACCATCACTAAAGAAAGGAGACAGCCGGGGACAAAACCCCGGCTATTTTTGAAAATGGCAATACCAGCCTTTTTAGGAGCCTTATCAACAGGTGCAAAAGTACTGGGTGGCGTAAGCAGCCTTATAAACGCCGGAACCGGCATCTTTAACGCACTCAAAGGCACATCAGGCAGCGGAGCAACAAGCTCAAGTGGATACCAGACAAGCCAAGGCGCAAGCGGCTCAAACATGACCGGCGAAAGCGGCGTAAATGTTGACCAAACAAAAGACCTAGCCAAATACTTCTTAGGGCAGAGTCAGCAAGCACAGGGCATGCAGAGCATGCAAAACAACAAAAACTCTCTCCTGGCACTGGGCTTAAACAC